AGGACAAGAAGACTACTAAGGATCGCAAGCAAAGGCGGAAACAAAAGACAAGGGGGTACTATGTTTGATATTTCTTTACCTGCATTTACCCTCATGGTAGAAATTATCTTAGGCATGTCTTCTCCTACGTATACGGAAGGATACTTGTACCCTGCCGTAGATGTAGAGGGAGAGTTTTACTGCCTAGCTGTTAACGCCTACCATGAGGCACGAGGAGAATCTTTTGACGAGAAGATAGCTACTTCACAGGTAGTGCTTAATCGGGTAGCAAGCTTTCATTACCCAGACACAATTTGTAATGTAATTACACAGGGTCCAACTCGTGAAAGTTGGAAGACCAAGAAAGACCCTACTCTTGACCTAGACGACAGGATATATTATCCTATGCGCCATCGCTGTCAGTTTAGTTGGTACTGTGATGGTAGGAGTGACAGTGTAAATAACCTAGATGGCTGGGAGGACAGTGTAATTGCTGCATATGTTGTGTACATGGGCTTTGGTGAGGACAGGGTTGATGGTGCAACTCATTACTATGCACACGATAAGATTGACCCTGCATGGGCAAAGAATATGGCAGTTACTGAGAAACTGAACGGTCATACTTATTTACGTAGTGAGAAATGAGTTGACAAAATACTAAAAGTTTGATACTATCTTTTTATAAACCTGAGAAGGAGATGTAATATGTATTATCAAGAAGAAGCTACAACCGAATTTGTTGATGCACCTGAAGATGTATTTGCACTGCCTGACAGCTTAAAGTTTACACCCATACGAGTGCCTATTGAGCATGAGGGACAAAATATCCCCACCAGTTTAGGGCAGAAGATTGTGAATGATCAAACCAATGAGGTGCTGGGCATTGTTAAGTCTCGGTACATTCCACGCCCTTATGCGGCTCTGTGGGAGCCTCTGATAGAGGGATTGAAGTTGTCTGACCTTGACCTGTCAGATGCTAAGGTAAAGTGGCAAACCATGAATAATGGTGCGCGTGTCTATGCAGATATAGAGCTAAAAGCATATGACTTTGAGAAGGTTATTGGTGAGCCTACCTCTTTAGCATTGCGTGTTAAAGACAGTGTAGATGGCTCAGTTAAGTATGATGTATCTGCTTTTCTGCGTCGGTTGTCTTGCTTGAATGGGCAGTCTCGTGTAGCTGAGAATACTTCAGTGTCATTTAAGCATACGATTGCTGCTGAACCAGAGAAGATTGGTAAGATCGCTTCGACTTGGCCTGAAGTCTTGATCCAAGATGGGCATCTGTTTAATCACATGAGAAAAGTAAGTGTAGATAGGGATACAGCACAGACATTTCTATCTACAAACTTATGTGTAACTCCAACCAAAACAGAAAGGAAGGTAAACAAGAAGTGGCTTAATACTATGATGGGATTGTGGGACACTTATTCCCACAAGATTGGAAATAATGGGTATGCACTATACAATTCTATTACCCATTACGGTACGCACGTTGATCGTGAAAGCTTGCGGGGAGCCGAATATGGTGATCGTGTGTTAAGGCAAGAGCAAAATGTTCAAACCTTAGTGCGAGGTAAGGCATTTAAAAATCTCATTCGTTATGATGATTTTGAGCAGTCAATAGCTGCATAAAAGGCTTGTCTTAAAATGAAAGGCAGTAGGTGTTAGGGTTTGTTCTCCCCCTGATGCTTACTGCCTTTTTGTTTTAGTAATAAAGGAAAATATAATGTTTAACAACTTAAAGATACTATTCTGGCATAACTTTATTATGAACTGGATGGAAGGGTTGGTAGTAAAGTTAGATAATTGTATTTGGCGTAACCGTTGGGATAAACACAGGAAGGATGGGTATAAACATGGCAATAAAAAGAGTACCAAAGAAGTATCGTAAGACATTAACTACAGAACAACGGGAGGTAGCTACCCAGAATCTTGTCAAGGCAAGGGCAGCTAAACCAGCGTCTAAAAACTTGAGTGTACATGAGGAGGTAAGAAATTTACCAGATGAACATCCTATCTCCTTAAAAAAAGTTAGGGAATGGATAAAATTAGCTAAAGAAGAGCGGAGTAGCTTAGGCGCACAACTAAGAAAAAAGTACAACAAAAATATGAACAACAGGTTCAACATTTTAGATGTCTATGTAAGAAACATGGAAGCATACCTTAAAAATGGTGTATGGCTTGACCTATTCTATGGATCGAAACAAGAATATAAGATTAAATATGTGAGTATGCAAAATGAATTTGATTAAGAAGGGTACAGTGTCTGACACAATAGAAAAGTATTTAAATACACAGGAGTACAGGAAAAAGATTTCTAATGAAAAAACAAAGATACAATATGACTATCAATTGCGTAGGCTAATGTCTACCGTGCTGGATAGTGGGCAGGTAGTAGGTACTATACCCATAAGCAAATTAAATGTAGCTAAATGCCAGCGAGTATACTGGGCTTTAGTTGAAGGTGTAAATCCAAATTCAGATGGAGTACAGTTTGCTAATTATACAATTGCAATAGCTACACGGGCGTGGAATGTATTGATTAGGTACGACAAACTAGAAAAAAACCCTTGGGGATTTGTGGAAAGGGCTAAAGTTGCGCCTCGAAATATGGTATGGATGCCAGAGCACTTCAAGCAGTTTTTAAATACTGCATTTAGCGTAGCTAAATGGAGAAACATTGGACTTTTAGTACGTATTAATGTTGAGTTGGGTCAGCGTATTGAAGATATAAGAGTATCTGAATGGCCTAACTATAACTTTGATGAAAAGCTTTATATGAGAGAGGTGATACAGAAAACAAAGGAGAGGATACCGGGAATACCCTTGTCAGATAGTCTTGTACAGATGTTGTTAGAGCAAAAAGAGGACTACGGCTTTCAAAATTATGTAGTACCTAATCCTTACCGGCTTAAACCATACAGTGAACAAAATATATCTAGAACTTTTAGAAAAATAATGGACGCAGCAGGGCTACCCAAAGAGCTACAACTAAGAGACATACGAAGAACGGTGCTTACTGATTTAGCAAATCATGGGGCTACGGACACTGAGATAATGGCTTATAGTGGACACAAAAGCAGGGAGAGTTTAATGCCATATGTATGTATAAGCACACACCAAGCACGTAACGCTGCCGATAAGCGTAACTTCTCAATGGACGATGATGAATGGACGTAATCAGATATATAAATAGTTTAGATTTACAATTAGATGAACGACATAGGGGCAATTGTCCTAGATGTAATGGTAGAAATACCTTCACTGTAACAAAGAAAGTAGGTACACTTCTTTATAACTGCTATAAAGCTGATTGTAAGTTAGGTGGAGTGACTGGGCAAAGAGTTTCATTGAGAGATATACAAAATAGAAATAAGGAAAGTGATAAAATATTTACTATGCCAGATTATGTTACACCAGTGGTGGACAGTAATAAAAACAGTCCGACATTTTGTGAATTTTCAGCACGGTATGGGCTTAACTTAAATGAAATTAACTTATACTATGACATAAAAGAACATCGTATAGTTTTTCCTATACTACACAACTATAATATCGTAGATGCTGCTGGACGGGCGGTAAACTCCATTGTACGGCCTAAATGGAAGCGTTATGGTTCCAGTGGGTATGGGTGTAAGATGGGAGAGGGTAACATAGCTGTAGTGGTAGAGGATTGTATATCTGCCGCTGTAGTGTCTACTACATTTAATAATTGTGTAGGGTTTGCTTTGTTAGGTACAAATTTTATGACCTCTTATTACCAACAGCTACATGACATTGATGCAATCATAATTGCTCTTGATCCTGACGCAAGCAACAAAAGCATAGCTATGAAGAGGGAAATAAGTACACATATTCCTGCTGCTGCAGGTATATTTACATTTAAATTAGAAGATGACTTGAAATATAGGAAGAAACATGATATAAATGGGATAGAGAATAAAATTTTGGAAATTCGTAATGGTATGGAAGGGGAAGATAATGGAACTAGCACTACTACGCACGTTAATATCTCGTGAATTTTATGAGAGCAATAAAAGTATAGCAAAGGAAAGGATATTTAGAAGCAAGGAAACACGGGCTATTAAAAATACTATTGATTTAGCTATGGTTGATTATGAGGATGAAATAGGTGTGGGTGATGTAGAGGCACTATTCTTTTCTTCTAATCAAGCATTGACCACCGCCCAAAAGGATATATATACAAGCTTATTTAATAAGATAGTTGCATGTGATCCTTTAAATTATGATGTAGCTCAGGATGTGCTGAGAGAATTAAACAGGGAGGACGCAGCTAATGAACTTGTAGACATGGCTTTCAAGATGTCCAATGGTGAGTTGACCTCTTTACACAAGGTTGTTGAATTTATTAATCGGCGTGAAGAAGACTTTCTACCTGCGCTAAAGATTAATTTTGAAAGTATGGATATAACGTCACTATTGGAGAAGAATGACTTAGAGTTTAAATGGAAGATAAACATACCTACTGTAGCACAATTAGTTCCCGGCGTTAATGGCGGTCAATTGATTGTAGGTGCAGCAAGGCCAAATACAGGTAAGACAAGTAGCCATGCTTTTTTATGTGCGGGAGCAAATGGTTTTCTTCATCAAGGAGCAAAGGTTATGGTGTTAGCAAATGAAGAGGCAACCAATCGTGTGTCTGCGAGATACCTAACTGCATCATGTAATATGACTATAGATACTATCAAAAAGGACAAAACAAAAGCTGAACAATTTTTCAACCCTATAAAAGATAAACTTAATGTAGCTGATGCTACTGGTTGGGACTTAGACAGGATGGAAAGGGCTGTTAAGGCGTATAAGCCTGACATACTAATTGCTGACATGGCAGATAAATTCCAGCCTGAAGGTACATATACAGCACATCACGAGAAGCTGAAGGCTACCTATGTCAGGCTAAGAATAATTGCTAAACAATATGATTGTGTGATATTTGCTATGTCACAGTTATCGGCTGAAGCAGAAGGAAAGGTGTTTGTAGACATGTCTATGTTAGAGGGCAGCAGAACAGGCAAGGCTTCTGAAGCAGACGTACTGTTTTGTATTACTAAAACACCTATGATTGAAGGACAACAGGAGGAAGACAGCGCAGAGAGACATTGGCTTGTGCTAAAGAATAAGCTTACTGGTAAGCATGGTAGGGTAGTAACTATGTTCGATCCAGAGACAGCGACCTATCATGCATAGGAGGGTGAAATGAAACTTACCTTAGACATAGAAAATACAGTAACCCGTTTACCTTCAGGAAAAATTGTGCTTGATCCGTTTACACCTGAAAATAAATTAGTTCTTGTATGTACTAAAACAGATTCAGGAGAGGAATCATCATTCTGGTTTAACCACAAGACGCACACAACAGAAGGAGCTAAAGATAAACTACAAGCACAACTGGATAAAGCTACTGTAATTATTTGTCATAATGCTCAACATGAACTCATTTGGTTGTGGGATTGTGGTTTTAAGTATGATGGGGCTGTGTTTGATACAATGCTTGTGGAATATTTGTTTCAACGTGCACAGAAACAACCCCTGTCCTTACAGGCTATAGCAGAAAGGTATTGTCTTGATAATCAGAAGATGGACTTGATGAAAGAGCAACTTAAAGCAGGGGTATCTGTTGACGAAATAGATGGTGATGATTTAGAGGAGTACTGTTTAGCTGATGTCAAAGCTACACAGGAATTGTCTCAGGTCTTAGTTAAGAAATTATACACAACAGAGTATACTTCTCTTAATCCTATAGTAAGCTTAACTAATGAACTGTGTAAGCTTCTCGCAAAGATATATTCAAGAGGTTTTTCCATAGATAAACAAGCCTTAGCAGATGTGAAACAGGAATTTAAAAAGGAACATTCAGAGATACTACATAGTTTAAACAGTCAAGTAATCACATTAATGGGGGATACTCCTATAAATCTATCTTCACCAGAACAATTAAGCACTCTTATCTATAGCAGAAAACCTATAGACAAAAAGGATTGGTCAACAAACTTTCCAAAGTACATGAACAAAAAAGAATTTGATGAACAGGTTAGAAATAAAAGTGCTATTATTTATAAAACAAAAGCAATACAGTGTTCTGATTGTTTTGGCAGGGGGTTTAACACCGCAAGGAAAAAGGATGGTACGTTAGGAAAAGCCAAGAGGCTGTGTAAGGTATGTAATGCTAAAGGCATTCTTTACTTACCACAACAACGTATTGCAGGTTTAAAGTTTTCCGCTCCTGCAGCCAGTTGGGTATCAAATCATGGCTTCAGTACGAGTAAAACAAGTATTGAGATGTTGGAAATGGTATCTAAACGTAAGAATATGGTACAAGCACAAGACTTTTTACATAAGGTGAGGAGGTTGTCTGCATTAGATACATACCTATCTTCTTTTGTTGAAGGCATAGAAACCTATATGAAAAATGACGGTAAGTTACATGTACGGTTAGTACAACACAGAACTTCTACGGGAAGATTAGCTTCAGACTCACCTAATTTACAAAACATGCCTAGAGGAACTACGTTTCCTATAAAGAAAGTGTTTAAATCACGTTGGAAGGAAGGTAAAATAATAGAGGCAGACTTTGCTCAACTTGAGTTTAGGACTGCAGCATTTCTAGGAGGAGATGATTTAGCTAAGGAAGAAATTAATACTGGTTTTGATGTACATAGTTATACTGCAAAGGTTATATCCGATGCAGGTCAACAGACTTCAAGACAAGAAGCTAAAGAGCACACCTTTGCCCCTTTGTTTGGTGCGACAGGTTATGGTAGAACTACAGCAGAGGAAGCATACTACAAGCAGTTTGTACAGAAGTATGAAGGGATAGGGGTATGGCATAAGAGCTTGGCTAATGAGGTAATGGCTACGGGTATGGTTACTACACCTACAGGAAGGCAGTTTGCTTTTCCTAATGCTAAACGTAGAAGCAATGGTGGTATCACTTTCTTTACGGCAGTAAAGAATTACCCTGTCCAATCCGTATCTACAGACATTGTACAACTCACATTACTATTGGTTGAAGAGCAATTACAAAAGAAGCTTCTTAAAAGCATGATTGTAAATAGTGTACATGATAGTGTAGTTATAGACACACATCCAGATGAGGAAGTTTATGTACAACAATGTATCAAACAAGTTGAACATCAGTTACAAAACATGTTGAATGTAAAGTTTCAGATGAATTTTGACATACCGTTGGTTATGGACTGCAAGATAGGAAATAATTGGATGGAAGTTGCATAACTTGCTTGACAAAAACAAATATTAGTGTATAATGGGGAACTTATTTAACAGAGAAAGGATCATATTATGGAAACACAAGTAGCTACAATTAGTACAGATAACTATGATATTATGGCAAATGTTATGGGAATGGGGAAACCATCAGCGACAGAGAGTTCGTTTAGTATCCCTCGAATGAAGATTAGCCATCAGCCTATTATGGATATGGTCGAAACCAAGGGCAAGAAGAGGCAGATGGAGGTAGTTCCGGGTGGCACATTCGCCATAACCGGCAATGATGGTGACGTTAGTTATTGTGAGAGTGTTAAGTTTAGGCCGTTTCTTCAAAGGTTTCGCTATACACGTTGGGTTCCTTATACGACACCAGATCAATATGGAAAGAAGGGTAAGTTTATTCGCTCTGTACTTGTAACACAAGATAACTTTAATAACTCTGATCATATGGATGATGATGGTGGCTTCAATTGTGGTCGTCCTTCAGGTTACATTAAGGATTGGAAAGCATTGCCTGAAGCTACTCGTCGTTTAATATCTTCTGTAAAACGAGTACGCACCTTGTTTGGTATCGTATCTTCAGATGAAGCCATGAATGAAAAAGGAGAAACTTTAAATACTCCTATGGAAGCTCCTGTCATTTGGGAGATAGGCAATAAGGATGCCTTTAAGGTCATGGGAGAGGCTATTGGAAGGTACTTTTCAGCAAAGCGCCTTTTACCTGATCACGTAATGACTATCACCACAAAAGGAGCACCTATGGCTAACGGCAATATGTTATATAGCCCTATTCCTGTGGTTGATTTATCAACTAAGATTGAGATTAGTGAAACGGATCAAGAGACATTTGGTAATTTTGTATCATGGGTTGATGGTCAAAACAATTATGTTACAAACAAGTACAAGGAAAAAAATAGTGGAGGGTCTTTTTCTCAAGACGACAGCAGCCTTATAGAGGAGTTTGTTACTGTAGTAGAGGACGTTTAGATGGAACATCCTGTTGAACTACTCGTCCATAACTACTTTACAAAAGTTCTTGATGGTTCTGCAAGTATGGCTGCAGATACAAAAAAGAAAGTAATGAAACATGTAGAGCAATCATTAGATAAACAGTTTGGTGATAAAAACAACAGGAAGTTTCGTTTACGAGCAAGCAATATCGGGAGGGCTACTTGCCAACTTTGGTTTATGAAAAATAAACCTGAGAAGGCAGTGCCTCCCGGTACTAATTTTCTGTTAAGAATGTTGATAGGAGATATCACTGAAGCTGTGTTCAAGGGTGTGTTAACGGAAGCAGGAGTTAATTACGGAGAACCAGAAAAGGTTCAAGTAGAAGTAGCAGGAGAGATGGTTAGTGGAGAGTACGATCTTATTGTAGATGGTAAGGTTGATGACATAAAATCTGCTAGTCCTTGGAGTTATAGAAACAAATGGATAGGAGGAGAAAATATAGCAAAGTATGATAGCTTTGGTTACATAGGACAACTTGCTATCTATGCTAAAGGTAAGGAAGTAGAAGCAGGTGGGTGGTGGGTTATCAACCACGCATCAGGTGAATTTAAGTATGTAAAATACGCCAACAATGTAGATACGGTGCTTAAATCCTTAGAAAAAACTGTAAACACCCTAAAGGAAAATAAGTTTTCTCGTTGTTATGTGCCAGTGAAAGAAACTTATAGAAAAGTTCCTAGTGGGAGATATACGTTAGGTACTGAATGTAAGTTTTGTGATTTTAGATTTGCTTGTTGGGGAGATGCACTATCAGAACAAGAGTCTAAGGTAAGTAAAGCAAAAGAAAAACCCATTGTACAATACATAGATAAAGGAGTAGTAATATGAGTGATGAAGAAAGTAATTTGCTATTTAGCGAAATGTCAATTAAAGAGTTGACAGAAACTGTAGATGAAATGTCTAAACAATTAATGGAAGCAAAGGCTGCCTTGCGAAATATGAGATTGTCTGGAGTTCGATCAGCTATAGAAGCACGAAAACTAGCGGATGTTGATCTAGCTGATGAACTTAAAAAATTGGGTATTAGTAATGTACTACCTTCTGGTCCTTTTAGAACGCCTTACTTTAAGTGGTACTAGTCAACAAAACTTTTTCTCTTAACTATACAAGGATACATGTAAAATGATAAAAATAGATATTACAGATTCAATGAGAAAGGCATCCCATAAAAAAGCAAAAGAGATGGGGGTATTATATAAGAGCATTACTCATGGAAAGGGAAATGTCTTTGGCTTTTTAGGCGAAGAGATTGTTAGGAAGGTGTTAGGAGGAGAGGACCATAACACACGGGATTATGATCTATTAGTAAATGATAAAAAGATTGATGTTAAGACAAAGAAAACTTCTGTAACACCAAAATCAAACTATGAATGTAGTGTAGCAGATGTAACAAGAAAACAAGATTGTGATTACTTTGCATTTGTACGTGTGTTGAATGATCAATCTGTTGGATGGTTTCTTGGTTTAAAAGAACGAGATGAATATTATAATGAAGCTGTCTACCTTACAAAGGGGGAACACGATCCAAGCAACAATTACTTTGTGAAAGCAAATTGCTACAATCTTCCAATTTCATCTCTTGACCAAACTGTAGATGGGATTACGGACGATAGTAAATTAGTATGGGTGGCGTAAGGCACCTTGCATGGTTCAGAGATCAAAGTATAATAAAAAGGGATTTGTAAAAGCTAGGAAGAATGGGTTTCGTTCTGGTTTAGAAGAAAAAGTAGCAAAGCAAATACAAAAAGCCAATCATAAACTGCGCTATGAGGTAGTAAAGATTAAGTGGATTGACTTTGCTATTCGTTCTTATACACCGGACTTTGTTCTTGATAATGGTATTATAATAGAAGTAAAAGGCTTTTGGTCTGTAGAGGACAGAAAGAAACATGCAAAAGTTAAACAACAACATACAGACTTAGACATCAGAATGGTGTTTGAAAATAGCAAGCGTAAAATAAGAAAGGGTTCTAAAACTTCTTATGGTATGTGGTGTGATAAAAATGGTATACTGTATTATGATAGAATAATACCCCTTTCTTGGATGCAAGAAGAATTACTTTTTATGCCACCAGCGGTTGTAGTTATTAACGAGAGTAAGTTACAAGGAGTACCATATGGGCATAACATTTAACCAAATAAAAGTAAACGATTTTGTAATTGTGTTAAAGCCTGTTATGAGAAAGTTAGACACAGGTAAAGAGACTATGTGGACGGGAGAGGTAGCGGTGAAGCTACTTACCGACTTAGCAAAACATACCCTTAATGATTATGAGTTTGAAAACATGTCTAGGATATCAAATTTAATGGCTGCATCTATACCGGCAATGCACGAAAATAACATTGTACGACATATTATAGATTATTATTTGGCTAATAACTCTCTTGAATTAGATCATATTGATATAGAAGAAGTAGAAGAAGAAGTAACCGATAATAACATTATAAAGCTAACCTTTAACAGTGAAACAGAAGGAAATGCATAATGCCAAATGATGCCTTTATTAAAAATATGGAAAAAGAATTAAAATCTACTGCTATCAATTTACCCACTGGTAAAAAAGATATGGTGAATAGCCCTTCACATTACAATAAGCACGGGATAGAATGTATACAAGCTATTCGAGCTACATTAACAGATGAAGAATTTCGTGGCTATTGTAAGGGAAATGTGTTAAAGTATACTTGGAGAGAAGCCTATAAAAACAAAGATGAGGATTTACAAAAAGCACGATGGTATTTAAACAGACTATTAAGTGAATTAGGTAGCGATCCATGAAAGCTAGAGCTAATATATTTTTAGAAATTGACCCTGAAGAATTTTTCATGCCCGTTGATGGTAATCCTACAGATGAACTTACTGACATGCTATATGAACTATTAGAAAATCTAGATGGAACTAGTATTTTAAACCTAAAAGTTAAGTGCACTGGAGTACCAAAATATGAAACACATGAATGATTATCAAAGGTTTATTGCTCTTTCAAGATATGCACGTTGGCTTGAAGAAGAAAATAGAAGAGAGACATGGGAAGAAACTGTATCAAGACTAATAGAATATTTTTCTTACCATGTAGCTACAAACTTAGAAGTTAAACTCGATGTTGATATATGGAAAAAACTAAAACAAAATATTATTTCTTTAAACATTATGCCCAGTATGCGTTCTATGATGACCGCTGGCCCTGCTTTGTCACGAGAAAACATAGCGGGGTATAACTGTTCTTATATACCCATAGACAACCCCAAAGCATTTGATGAGGTGTTGTACATATTAATGAATGGTACAGGTGTAGGTTTTTCTGTGGAGAGGCAGTACATAAATAGTTTGCCTACTGTGCCAGACAGGGAGTTTGAATACACTGAAGATGTAATTTGTGTAGCTGATTCAAAAGAGGGCTGGGCAAGAGCCTTTCGAGATTTAGTTTCTTATCTATACACATGTCGAGTTCCTAAGATAAATGTAAGTAAGGTACGTGCAGCAGGAGCAAGGTTAAAAACATTTGGTGGCAGAGCGTCAGGACCACAGCCACTAGTCGATCTTTTTGATTTTACAATTACAAAATTTAAGGAAGCACGAGGAAGAAAACTAAACTCATTGGAATGCCATGACCTTGTGTGTAAGACAGGAGAGGTTGTGGTTGTAGGTGGAGTACGTCGATCCGCTCTTATATCTTTATCTAATCTATCAGACTATCGTATGAGAGAAGCTAAGACTGGGCAATGGTGGGAAACAAACCCTGAAAGAGCATTAGCTAACAACTCTGCTGTGTATACTGATATACCAGATACAGGTACATTTATGAATGAATGGTTATCCTTATACCAAAGTAAGTCGGGTGAACGTGGTGTATTTAGTAGGCAATCTGCTCAGAAAAAGGCAGCACAAAACAAAAGGAGAGAATCTGATATAGCCTTTGGTACTAACCCTTGTTCCGAGATTATACTGCGCCCTAACCAATTCTGTAATCTTACAGAAGTTGTATGTAGAAGCAACGACACAAAAACAACACTTAAAAACAAAATAGAGATGGCTACTATTTTAGGAACCATACAGGCTACCTTTACAAACTTTGGGTATCTACGTAAGCGTTGGCAGAACAACACAGAGGAGGAACGACTGCTAGGTGTATCCTTGACAGGTGTAATGGATTGCCCACTACTCAACGGAACTACAAGTAATTTACCTGCTACACTAGAGTATCTACGTTCTGTAGCTGTGGAAACAAATAAACAGTGGGCTTCTAAGTTAAATATACCACAATCTACAGCTATTACATGTGTTAAACCTTCTGGTACGGTTAGCCAGCTTGTTAATAGTGCTAGTGGCGTACATGCACGGCACAATGAACACTACATTAGAACAGTTAGAGGAGACAATAAAGACCCACTGACACAGTTGATGAT